CCTTCGCGCGCAAGCGCTCGGTTAGGCTCCTGAGAGTCGAAGCAGATAAACGAACTTGCGTTCGCATCCTGCCGAAACTCTTCCTTCATCATGCTGAGTATCGCCTGCTGAATATACATCATACAAGCGGGTTCCTTTGCAATGATACGAGGTGTCTTTTGCGTTTTAGGCACGTCAATGACCTCAACGGGTCGTTCACGGCCGGGATCACGGAAGTCAACACGGTCAAGAGTGAGATAAGCCGAGCGCGAAGCGCGGGCATACTCGAGATAGTGAATACCTGCCGCCTCAAGGCGGTCGGTCCATTCTCTCAAAGTCCACTTCTTGTTACCTTTAAGGCCGTCTGCGACGGCCCCGGGTCCGTGTTTGGGTGCTAACTCGCCGTCGTAGATTCGACGATCGAGACGGGAATTGAGATCGCTCCAGAGGAGACGAACAATGTTCCCAAAATCAGCGTAATGGCCAAGGCCACGACGCTTATCACCCAACTTGACATCCCGTTCACACTCGACGTACCCCTGGTACGCGGTCTGGATTCGTTCATTAGAACACTCCAATTCGATTTTCGCGAACGCCATTGTTACTTGGCGCACAGCTTGGATCGCCGTCACACTAGGGTTGTCGAGCAACAAACCACTACCAGAGTCAAAGATCTGGCCCAACAGCCCACCCAGGAACCTGGGGAGCTGACCTCGCTTGTCGAAACCGGCAAACGAGGCGGGACCAACCCGTCCCTCTGCTAAGGCCTTTTGGAGGTCCGAAGCGAAGGATGGAAGGGTTATCGTGAGAAACGATTGACCCTCGATCTCGACTCGATCCGTGACTGTTTTAAAGTCACGGAGGGTGCTTACGTTGCCTAGCCTGCCCGCATCCGCGAGCAGGTGCTTCTGTAGAAGCAACATCTGGCTATCCATGTTTCCCTTTCAAGGTTACATGACCGGTCGGTCCCTTACGGGTACCGACCTCCATAGCTCAGAACACTAGTGCGATCCGCGACGAGAGTAGTTAGTTCTCGCCGCCCAGGATCTTGGTCAGAAGGGCACCAGAGCTCGCCGTGAGCGCCGTAACAAGCGCTGTGACGAGATCCTTCTGCTCCGCCAGGGTAAGTCCCAGGTTAGGGACGTCGACGTTGACAAACGCCGACATACCGACGGGGCGGGAGATACCGCTTGCATATGGATCAGCCACGACCTTGGTGAGGTCGAGACGCACCGAACGGCGCGTCCGAGTCTTTCCCTTGGAATGGTTGATCTTCAGCACGACCGTGCCGTCGTCTTTCGAGTAGACGGCGCTTCCTCCGTTCTGTTCAGTTCGGGGAAGGGACGTTGCGGTACCACCGATGGTGACCGACTGAGGATCGCTAAGTGCCATGAGCATTACTCCTTACAGTTGACTAGCTAACATCTGTCAGCTTGGTGTGATAGAATACCTCCCTTAGGGGTTAGTTTCTTATGGACGCGGTGCCCGGCTCATGCCGAGTGCCGCGAGGATGGCCCATTGATCAGCCGTAAAGGCGTCAGGGTCGAGGCCAAACCCAAACGGGCTTGCATGGCTCCGAATCTTTCGAACGGAGTGGCGTGAAGACGCCAACACACCGGAAACCTGCGTTCTGGCGAGGAAAGTGGGTCCCGATCTCGCAAAGAGACCCGGGGCAGTCCACTCCTCCTCATCAGTGACGTTGGTCATGATGTATCCATAGTGCAAGACTTGACGATCGAATGTAAGTGCTGAAAAGTTACCCAGCACATCGCCGTAATTGACGAACCAGTCGATCAGCCAAGACCAAGGCTGCAGGTTCCAGATTACCTCTGGATCGAGACGCGTCCCTAGAAGAAGGTTCGCGTGTTCCTCGAATTGCCGCAGATCCGCAAGAGACTCAGAAACGTCCGCATTGAAATAGCGAAACGCGCCTGAGAACCAGGACTCTTCTGTCCTAGTCTTGCGATAGGTGCCCTGGTTGTTGGAACCATTGAAAGTACTGATGTTCGCGGTGGCCCCCCCTAGGGGGGTGCCTCCTTGGACCCAGTACTGGCTGTCTGTATTGATAGCCTTCGACGAAAATTCCGTCGAAATCTTTGGTTCAAAGGTGTAACGCCTTCGGATTTCGCGACCTAAGTCGCGCTCATATTGCTCAATCTTCGACCTTGCGGTCAAGACTAACCCCGCCAGACCTTGCAGGTCTGAAAGGAGAGGCTTCCATCCAAATTGGAAGTTGAGGTATTCGCGTCCACCATTACGGAAGACGTCGAACACGGTCCTAGACCGTGACATGAGCGAGCCGATCAGGGTGGGTAAACCACCAAAACGAAGCTCACCGAGTGCTACAGACAAGTCGACCTCTGGCTTGTTTGGACGGACACGAGCAATTGCCGTGCCACCAAGACCAAAGTCAATCTGCATCCGATTGCCCCAGTCGTCGTTAGACCACGGAGCAAGCGGACCAAGGGCGGCCTGGAGAAATACCGGGCCGTCGTGAGAGACACCATACTCTTGGTTAAGAGTAGCGGCGTACGCCGTATGTGCGAACCCATGACGGGACGCAGAGCGACGTATAGTCTCTGAGCGAAAGGACCAACCAAGGTCCAATAGCTTGAGACCATCTACAGATTTTGCGTAGATGCCTCCCTTGCGCAGCTGATGCTGAACAAAGGGGAAGAGGTTCCTTCTGTCGAAGGTCCTCTTGTACTCATACACAACGCTTGTGTTTTCCTTTGTGTGGCTCGCTGGACGCGTGCCATACCAACGTTCACCAGAGATCCGCACGTCCTTTTGGGACGTACGGGTACGTGGGATCAGAAGACCTTCTTCGTCCACGTGACACCTCCTTAGTTCCCGAAACTACAGAACGCTGACCCGGCCTAGGCCGGTAACGCGCGGGCAACATTAGCTACCCGTGGGCCCCGAAAGGGGC